CCGGCCTAGCAGGATCTGCAGGTATTGATCCTGCAACTATTGCTGCTGCTACTGCTGCAACACAAAGCAATACTGCTAGTGTTAAGCAAGGAACTTCTGCTACAGACGCTATAAATGTTGCTACTAAAAGCAACACAGATACCGTTAGACAAGGTACTGCTGCTACAGAATCACTTAGACAATCGCAGATTGAAGTTGCAGAGTCAACACTAGCACTTATAACAGCATTTCATAATGTAAGTACTAAAATGTTACAAGGCACTGCTACAGCTAGCGGAGCATTAGATACTTTTGGGTTAGCACTTGCTATCAAATATCCATTAATTTCAATGGTGTTTCAAGGGTTTGCAAAACTAATAGGTATTCAAGAAGAAAATTTTGCAGCTTATCAAAAGTTATCAGATTCTGGAATAAATTTTAGTGGTAGTTTGACTTCGATGAGATTAGCAGCAGCTAATAGCTATCTTACTCTAGAACAATTTACTAATGTACTAAAAAATAATAGTGAAGCATTAGCTAGAATGGGAGGCACAGCTGATGATGGCGCAATTGCATTTAGTAGAGTTGGTAAAGAATTAGTACAAGGAGATGCTGGTCGAAAGCTAATGGCACTGGGTTATACTGCTGAAGATCTTAATAACGGCCTGGCAAATTATATTGCTATATCGGGTGGGCGAAATGCTAAAGAAATGCAAGATACTCAGAAGTTAAGTAAAGCTGCAGGTGAGTACTTAAACGAATTAGATGAACTAGCACAAATTACTGGCAAGAGCAGAGAACAGCAAGAAGCTGCATTAAAAGAAGCTAGTGCTAACGAAGCATACCAAGCATACCTATTAACCCTTGATGAAGATGGTAAAAAGAAAGCAAATATAGCATTAGCCGAAGCCTTGGCTAAAGGCGGAAAAGGTGCTGCACAAGCATTACAGAGTCAGCTATTAGGTCTGCCACCTATGACCAAGGCCGCCCAAGAATTTACTGCTGTAGCTCCAAAAATGGCTGCTGCAAATAATAAAATGGCCGATGCTGTTAAAGATAGTAGCAAAGGTGTATCGGATATTAAAAAAGCAGGCGATGCATTAGGTATTGCTGCTAATCAAACTAAAAAAGATCTAGGAACAACTGGGAGTGCTCTTATTATGCAAGGCGGCACTTTTTCTTCAACTATCGGTGCAATATTTGGAACTGCTAATCGTAATGCACAACAAGGTGTAAATTCTCTCGAAGATGCAGAAAAACAACGACAATCTATAGAAGCTAAACGAAAAGCAAGAGAAGAATCCGAAGCCAAGGATATGGCTGATACTGTGTCGTTACTTAAACAACTAGGGGCAGAATTATGGGAGTTGTTTAGCCCTGTAATAAAACTAGCAACATTCCTAGTAGGTAAATTGGCAAATTTTCTCCTAGATACAATTAAAGGATTTAACCAATTTTTTGCTAAATTTGGAGAAACCGGAGAAGTTATCAAAGGTGTAATTGCTTCAATTGGGGTAGTTGTCCTAGGACTAGCTGCTATTAAAGCTAAATCAACGATTGCTAATCTTGCCAGCGGAGCATTAGGAGGCGGCGGGGGCGGAGGAGTACTAGGCGGACTAAAAAATGCTGCCGCAGGTGCAGCAGGGGGCGGTGCAGGTGTACCCGGTCTAGGAGCCGCACAAACTGCTGCAGGTAAAGTTGGTGGTATAGGATCATCACTAGCCGGGGTAGGTAAAGGTATAGGCGATGCTATCAAAGGTGTGCTAAAAGGCCTTGCATCTGGGTTAAGTGCACTGGGCAATCCTAGAGTATTATTAGGTGGAGTTACGCTAGGTCTATTAGCAGGTACTATCTTTATTGCTGCCAAAGGATTCCAAGAATTTGCCAAGGTAAGCTGGGCAGAAATGGGCAAGGGATTTGTTACACTATTAGGTTTAGGAGCGGTAGCAGCGGTATTAAGTTTTGCTAGTCCTTTAATTTTAACCGGAGCTCTAGCTATCGGTGCACTAAGTCTAGCAATGGTGCCGTTCGGAGTATCAGTTGCATTAGCTGGTCCTCAAATGCAAAACTTAGCCAAAGGGCTAATAATGCTAAGTGATGTTAGTGCCCTTGATTTATTAAAACTAACAGGTCCTATTGCTGGATTAGGAGTTTCGTTATTGTCTTTAGGTACTGGCATTAAAATGTCAGAATCTGGAATTAAGAGCGTATCAACACTAGGTCCTGCGCTAAACACCTATGCTCAAGGTATTACAGCATTTGGCAAAGCAGTCAATTCAGTAGATCTCATCAAAGCCGAAAAACTAAAATCTGTGTTAAAAGGCCCTACTGCAGCAGAAGCACTATCTAATGCCGGTGCACAAATGATTCAAGCAGTTACTAAGATTGCCACAGGCGGAAAGTCAACAGAAGAAAAAACCGCAGCACAGCTAGAATCATTAAATAGTACAATGAAAGAGTTAGTTAAGTATATGAAGGATACTGCCGAAAATACCGACAAAACTCACAGAGCTGCCAAGTCCTTAAATGGAAATTTATGGGCAGCTTAAATTAAAGGAATGATCTAATGTCCGGATGGAAAAAGTATTTTACACCCATTAACGTATCGGGTAAATTAAGCCCGATTAGCGGTAGTACCAGTATGGGTAGCAATCCTAGCCGCACTAATTATTCCAGCTATTTGCCTGATGTCTATGCTGGCCATCCTAATCGTTTAGAGCGTTATGGTCAGTATGACACTATGGATAGTGATTCAGAAGTCAATGCTGCCTTTGATATTTTAGCAGAGTTTTGTACGCAATTAAACGAAGAAAACGGCACACCTTTTCAAATCAAATTCAAAGAACAAGCAACTACAACTGAAATTAAGATCATTAAAAAGTACCTACAACAATGGTGCAAGATCAATAAATTCCCTGTTCGTATGTTTAAAATCGTACGAAATGCTTTTAAGTTCGGTGATAGTTTCTTTGTTCGCGATCCCGAAAATCAAAAGTGGATGTATGTAGATCCTGCTAAAGTTGACAAGATTATTGTCAATGAATCAGAAGGTAAGAAGCCTGAACAATATTTTATTCGTGATTTTAATCCCAACTTTGAAACTCTAGCCACAACTGCTATTCAACCTAGCAACCAAAATGGCGGCGGCAATCAATTTGGTGGCAGCTATGGTTCAGGTGGTGGGGGCGCCGGTGGTTCGAGAGGTATGACTGGCTCGTTCCCTACAACTGCCAACGGTAGCAGATTCTCCGAAAATCAAAACCAATACGCGATCGATGCTAGACACGTTATTCACATCTCAATGAGTGAAGGGTTAGACAACAACTTTCCATTTGGTAATAGTTTAATGGAAAGTATCTTTAAGGTATTCAAACAAAAAGAACTACTTGAAGATGCCATCTTAATCTATCGTATACAGCGTGCTCCTGAACGCCGTGTGTTCTATATTGACGTAGGTAATATGCCTAGCCACTTGGCTATGAGCTTTGTTGAGCGTGTTAAGAACGAAGTAAATCAACGCCGTATTCCTAGTGTTACAGGCGGTGGACAAAGTGTTATAGATGCAAGTTATAATCCATTGAGCATTAACGAAGATTACTTCTTCCCACAAACCGCTGAAGGTAGAGGAAGTAAAGTTGAAATTCTACAAGGCGGACAGAATCTAGGAGAAATTGATGACCTACGCTACTTTACTAATAAACTGTTTAGAGCTTTGCGTATCCCTAGTTCTTATCTACCTACTGGTTCGGACGACGGAGGAAGCAGCTTCAATGACGGACGAGTTGGGACAGCCTATATACAAGAATTGCGATTCAACAAATACTGCGAACGACTACAAAGCCTGATTACAGAGCCATTTGATCTTGAGTTCAAACAATATTTGAGTAGTTCTGGCATCAATGTTGACAGCAATATTTTCGATCTTAAATTTAATCCACCACAAAACTTTGCCAGCTACAGACAAGCTGAAATGGATACTGCTCGTGTTAACACCTTTAACACCATGGTTGCTGTGCCCTTTATCAGCAAACGCTTTGCACTAGAACGCTTCCTAGGATTGACCAAAGAAGAAATTGCACAGAACGAAACACAGTGGAAAGAAGAAAATGTTGATGAAGATCAATTCTTAAGTGCGAGCAGCGAACTTCGCAGTGCCGGTATCACAGCTGGCGGTATGAGCGGTGATATTGGTGATTTAAGTTCTCCTACACCTGATGCAGGTATGGAAGATGATGCTGCAGGCGCACCTGCAGGTCAAGCTCCGGGCGGAGATGCTGGCACAGGCGCTCCTGCTGCAGGCGGTGCCGAAGCATAAATACTACTATGATTTTAAGAGAGTTTATCTATTTTGACCGTGAACATGCTGATCCTCAGGATGACAGCAGGTATCTCAGCCAGAATGATACTACCAATGTTCTGAAGCAAAAAGACCTTCGCAAGACTCGTTTAACATTGAGAATGATCAATGATATACGCAAAGCCAGCGAATCTCACGACAAAGAACATCGTAAAGAACTAGGGTTAGTGAGAAAAATGTACGCTGCTCCTCCGCCAGAAGCCGCAGCACAATAAGTACAAAGATAACTGTGCAGTCTAAAAACTAAATATTTTAGACAGAAAAATTCAAAAACCAGAAGTAATTCTGCGTCATCAAGGTCAAAACGGCTCGTTTTAGGCCTATTTCGTATATAAATTTCCGCGGTATAGTAAATACCATACAGCCTTGCCGCTACCCTAATAGGAGAAATTTATAACATGTCTACAAAATTTGAACAATTATTAGACTTATTGGTTAACGAAGATATGGAAGGTGCTAACGCTCTATTCCACGAAATCGTTGTCGAAAAGTCACGTACAATCTACGAAAACCTTATCGCTGAAGAAGAAGATGAGGAAATGGAAGAGTCTGCAGAAGACGAAGAAATGGATGAAGCTAAAGACGAAGAAGACGAAGATAAAGTCGACGAGTCTATGGACGAAGAAGAAATGGATGAATCCGCCGATGAGGACATGGATGAATCTGAAGAAGAATTAGAAGATTCTTACATGATGGACGGTGCCGACGGTTTCGAAGGCGGCGAAGAAGGTGATGCTGCTGACGAGTTTGGCGGTGAAATCGGCGCTAACGGTCCAGAAGATGACGAACACGGTCATGAAGGTCAAGAAGATTCTGCTATCTATGATATCAAGAACGCTATTGCTGAACTAGAAGCTGCTTTCGCAGAACTAGAACGTGCTCAAGGCGGCGAAGAAGCCGAAATGGGTATGGACAACGAATTCGGTGACGAAGAAGGCGAAGACGAAATGATGGGTCAACCAGCATTCGAAGGTCGTCGTATGACACGCGAATACGTTGAGAAAGTTGGTCACAACTACGGTGGCAACACACAAAAACAACAAGGCGACTATGCCGGTGCTGCTAGCGGTGAAACACAAAGCCGTCCAGTAGAAGGTAAGAGCCCAGTAAGTTCTGGTAAAGGCAAACCTAACACAGGTGCTAATGCCAGCAACATCCTAGGCGATATGAGCACTACAGAAGGCCATAACACAGGTACTACACCTAACAAAGTAAACAAAGGTATTGCTAAAGACAGCGGCGAACAGTTTACTGGTAAAGATTGGGAAACCAACAGCGCCCCAGGCGGTAAAGCTGGTGTTAAAAACTTGAAGAAACAAGGTTCTGGATATCCAGGAAACAACAAGACTCCAGGTCCAGTTGGTTCCGGTAAAGGTGACAAAGCGGGTCAAACTAGCGATGCTAATGGATCTAAAGGTCAATTCCTTCCACAACATACAAAATAATTAGAGAACACGGATGAGCAAATTCTCCTACTTACGTGAACATCTAAGCTTCGACCAGGCTTCCATTGTTATGGAGTCTGACGACAAGGATGGCAAGAGTCTTTACCTAAAAGGTATTGCCATTCAAGGTGGTATCCGTAATGCCAATCAACGAGTCTACCCTGTAGACGAAATTGAACGTGCAGTTAATGCATTAAATGACCAAATTAAAAATGGTTATTCAGTGCTAGGAGAAGTTGATCATCCCGATGATCTAAAAGTAAATTTAGACCGTGTATCCCATATGATCACTCAAATGTGGATGGAAGGTCCAAATGGTTATGGTAAGATGAAAATTTTACCTACACCAATGGGAAACTTAGTACGTACTATGCTTGAAGCAGGTGTAAAACTTGGCGTAAGTTCTCGTGGTAGCGGCAATGTCAACGACATGAACGGCCATGTATCCGACTTCGAGATTATCACAGTAGACGTAGTTGCCCAACCAAGTGCTCCTGGTGCGTATCCTACTCCCGTGTATGAACATTTAATGAACACACGCGGTGGTAATAGAGCGTTCCTAGTAGCACAAGAAGTAAAAGAAGATCCAAAGGCCCAGAAATACTTGCAAGAATCACTCTTGCAAATTATTAAAGGTCTAAAATAAGCCCGAGGAGAAATAAATGTTGGACGCATTCAAACAATTAGTAGAGTCAGGTGTAATGACAGTAGAGACACAACAAGTTGTCGAAACTGCTCTTGCAACTAAACTACAAGAAACACGCGACCAAGTGACTGCTGAACTTCGTGAAGAGTTTGCACAAAAGTATACACATGACAAACAAGTTATGGTAGAAGCAATCGACAAGATGTTAAGCG